TGGTATCAGCACTTAATGTAAAATAAATTCCATCACTTAATACAGGTTGAAATTCATACGGGGTTTGTTGGAATATTAAGCTCATTAGTCAATTTTTACTTCAAATGTTATTTCTTTACCAGGCCCGTACTTATTCGGTTTTTCAAATACTGCCTTTATTCTTTTCCCTAATAAATTACGGAACCAGTCTGCGGTGTAAACACCAAACAGGTCTTCCACATCTTTCGCAGTTTCTTTTGCTGCGTTTTCTATAAAGTTTATACCAGCAAAACCATATTCCTTTATACTCCTTGCGACAAGGAAGGTTCTTTGTTCCACTGTTAGTTCGGGGTAATTCAATGCGGGTTTGCTTTCCACCCAATCTTGTATGTCTTTTATGTTGGGGTACCTTACTGATGGTTTCCTACCGAAGTTTACCCAATACCAATAGTTAGCAGTACCAAAGTCAACTACCAAACGCAATTCACCATCATCCAAATCAGTTTCATAATATACTTCCACCGAATTGTATAACACACTTGTATTCAAGCGTGGTGAAGGTAGTGGTGCTTGATATTTTGAATTTACAGGTTTGGGTTGTCCGTTATAGGTAAGTGAAGGGCGGGCAATAAGTAATTGCTTCTGTATACTTCCCTTAATTAGTTCACTAACTATATCTTTTACCCCTTCCATAATTTCTTACACTGCGTCAAAACCAGTATGCTCATCTATATACAAATTACCTGAAATAAAGGTTCCGTAGTATAGGGTAATTGAATTGTTTGAAGGGCTTATAAGCCCGTTTTTAGCGTATACACTACCACCACCACTTACAGTCGCAGTAGGTACGGTAAAGGTTGTATTTGTAACCACAAATGTAATTCTTTGCCCATCACGGAAGTTGATAAAATTTGGTGATGTATTAGCCGTTAGGGTAAAGGTAAAAATTGTACCCAATGAGCAGTCCACATCAACAGTTCCACCTACACTACCCGCATCAGTTACATTGAAACTTTCTGTCTTGTAGGTATGTATATTATCGGTATGTAGGGTGTAGTTGTATAAAGAAGTTCTACCACTTGTCGCTGCCATCATAGCATAGTCCTTACCATCTATGGTGGTTTGAACCGAACCTAGTATCATTGAATATTGTGATACATTATTTATCACAGAATTGTTTGAACCAATAATTTCACTACTACTACTTGAACCTGAAATTGCGTTAGTCGCACCACCAATAATACTATTATATGTTCCTGCTATAATGGTGTTATCTTGCCCACCAATTATTTCACTATATGCTGAATTTCTAATGAGTGAACCACCAGCACCTAATATAACCATATTTTCATCATTGGTTCCATCACCTTCAATATCACTATTCAATGATGCTAGTATTACAGTATTACCACATTGTGATGCTGTATTACCAACTTTGATATTTGAATTGGTAACTGAAATAAGAGATGAACTACTTGTTCTACCTGAAATGGTACTGTTCGCAGAACCCAATATTAGGTTACCTGTAATTTGTGCGTCAGGTTGTTGGATAAATGAACTTAATGAACCTAATATAATATTATTAGTTGAACCTGTTGTAAGGATAATTTCACTATTTAATGAACCCATTACCATATTACGGTGTGAATTATCACCCACAGTCAAAACACAATCATCAGTACCTAAAATAACATTATGTTCGCTATCACTACCAGTAAGAATTGAACCTTGTGATGCTGCTAAAAAGTTTTCATAAGTATTTTTACCACTATTAGTATCTATCCTTGAACCTAATGAACCAATAATAACATTTCTGTATGAACTACCACTACCCGCAAATTGTGAATTAGCAGAACTCATAATTGAAGACATCTGCCCTGGTGCGTTTATTTGGTTATTATAACCCCCTAAAAGCACACCGAAACGCTGGTCTGCGTTCCATTGTGTCGCTTCCGCTGATAAAAGTGAAACTTTAAAACCACTACTTATAGTATTATTTTCACTACCCGCAATGAAGTTAGCACCACCACCTTGTATGTAGTTACCTAGCCCCCCAACAATTGCTTGATGCTGCCCACCATTTATTTGGTTTCCATTACCACCCATAATAGTTGAACTATCCCCTGCGAAAATTTGTGAGTTCAAACCACCGAATATACCTGTTCCAATACTACCACCCCTATTAGTACTATTTACAGAACCTATAATAGTTTTTACATCACCAACATCACCAGGTTCAATAATACTACTATTTTGTGAGTTGATAATTGCGTTGAATAAACCCTGATGTGTAATAGTATTACCTGTTCCACCAATGATGAATTGGTAGTCCCCGTTTGTCGCACCTGTACTATACCAATCATTTACGAAGGAATTTGTACCCGCACTTTCAATAAAGAAACTATCACCCGAAGTACCACTTGAACCACTACTTCCACTAGTACCCGAACTACCGCTAGTACCTGCGGCACCACTAGTACCGCTTGAACCGCTTGAACCGCTTGAACCGCTTGAACCCGAAGTGCCTGATGAACCACTGGTACCTGATATACCAGAACTTCCACTACTTCCACTTGAACCACTACTTCCGCTTGTACCCGAACTACCACTTGTGCCTGAAACACCAGAACTACCTGATGAACCAGAACTACCAGATGAACCGCTAGTTCCACTACTACCAGAAGTACCAGCACTTCCACTAGTTCCACTTGAACCAGAACTACCACTAGTTCCACTACTTCCACTAGTACCTGAAGCACCAATAAAGTTTTCTCTGTTTATTTTGTATGTTATTGTTTCGCTGGCGTTATCTATTATCAAATAGGTTCCTGCGGGGTTCCCGACAAATTCGGGTAATTGGGATATTTTTATATCACTCATAATTTTTAGGGTACATAAATTAAACGCAAATCACCTTCCGTGTTTATAATTAGGTTGTCTTCTGTAAGGATATACTTTGTATCATAATAGTCACAAGCGTTGATATCTTCAAATACGGTGATGTTTACCGAAAGTGCGACACCCGCCGTATGGTCTGCCATCCTTTCCATATACGGAAGTGCTTGTGCGGGTAAGTCAACATCCATATATTCATACAGCGAAGGTATGGTGTTTATTCCTCTTTTTATGTAGGATAAGAACCTACGGGCTTGAAGGGACATATCACTAACCGCATCTTTTTCATTTGATAAGTCAGGGTGTAGTATATCCGCAAATAATATATTCAAGGTGTATTGGGTAGTATTTTCATTGTAGGAAATACTTTGTGGAACCACAAACATATATGGGTAGTCCACTGTTGTTCCACTTGTGTTTTTACCGAAGTCAACCAAATTACCATAACCAAAAGTTTTTAGTTGTGGGCTTTGCTTTTGGAATATTTCCAACAGGTCAAGTATGGTATGAAAAGTTACATAATGTTTCATCTTTGTTTATAACTTTGTTCTAATTTTTTTAGTTCCTCCCTTTCTTTGGTTATTCTATCCTTTATAAGACTAGCGGTGTTTAATACTAAATATACACTCAAAGTTTCCATTTGCTTGAATTTGGTAATGTCTTCTCCGCTAATTTGATATGTGAGGTTAAAATAGTATCTAGCGGTACTTTCTCTTTTACCCATTTGGGTAACAGGTTCCACCCCTTCGTCTTCAACAGGTTCACTTTTCTCGTCAATTCCAAAGAGTTCTTTAAACCTGAAATGTATTGTCTGGCGATGAGCAAAAAAAAATTCGCACAACCAAACCAAAAGTTTATAGGTAGGTCTTTGAATAGTTCTGCCCTTACCATAATGGTTTCACTATCATAGGGTTCAATTACATAACCTTTCTTATCACTACCTATTACAGGTCTATAAAGAATTGCCATAATTGCGTGTATGTTATCAGTAATGTTTTCACTACTCAATACTTCCAAATCTTGCCAAGCACCCCACGCTAATTTTTCCCACTTATTTTCAAACCCGTATTCAATATCATTGTGAATAAATGTAGGTACAAATTCCTCTGGGTTTGCTGTTTCCATACTATTTGTGATGTATGCTAATACAAAGTCAATTTGGTTCTTTGGAAGGTTTTTTAGTTTCTTTTCAGGCATATTCAAAAACATTGCCAAGAGTTCACTTGTATTACCCGATATTACCCCGTTTTCCTTGTGTATGCGTTGATATTGCCAAATTTTCAGGGTAGGGTCTATTGTTACTTTTTTATTGTCTAATTCAATAGTTATCATACTATTACAAATTTTTTAGGTTTATGCCCAATGGTGCTTTCCAATACATATCTTATAGCGTCAATGGTATGGTTGTCCTTGTCTTCGGGTGCGTCAAGTAGGTTTCCGTTCTTATCTGTTTTCCACTTATAACTTCCAAATTCTTGTAGGATGTTGGAACTACTTGTTTCAATGAAATTGTAGTGTTGTTTCATTAGGTCAATTCCGTGTAGTATACTTTTTTTGTTTACTGGCTTTGCGTTGTATTTGTTCCTACGCAGTTCCTCAATGGTTTGTGGTTGGGCACTATCACACCAAATTGTATCCGTTCTTTCAAGGTTCAGGGTTCCTAACTTATGTATGAAGTCTGCGGTGGTTAAACCCCTTGCGAATAACAACTCCTTGTAAAACAAACTATCACCTTCTTGCCATACACCTATAAGGGTTGTTGGGTCATTATAACCGAAGTCAGCCCCATACCCCAATAACTTACTTGAAGGTGGTATTTTCTCTATTGTATTCCATTTGTTAAAAACCAATGTTGTCGCAATACCCCTTTCCCCCAATGTGTAAATTCGGTATAGGTTTTCATCTTTGTCTTTTAGGTTTTCAAGTTCCCTAATAATGTTCCTATCAACAAACGGGTTGTCCTTATAAGTTGTTTTGAATAAGTAACTATCTTCCCTATGCTCCAAATCATACACCCAACAAGAAAGTTCACTAGGGTTAAGGTCAAGGATAACCTTGTCACTTGTGCGGAAAATAAGTTGGTTCCAGTCTTCAATGGTGAGTTCATTTGCTTCATTACAATACAGATAGTCCCTTTTACTACCCCTTAATTTTTGTGGTTCATCTACACTGAACCAGTTTATTGTGTTGGTACCCAATGTAAAATACCCTTCCTGTTTGTGCCAGTGTTCGGGGTTATACAAACCGAACTTTTCCAATACTTCAACCAAATCTTTCAGTACGGAATTTTTCAGTGAAGGTAGTGTTTTTCTTACTATTGAAAGGGTTTTATTTTCCTCTTGTAATAGTTTCACCACCCAATAAATTAAGATGTTGTATGTTTTACCACTTCTGCTTCCCCCTTGTGCTATAACAATACGCTTTCCTAATTCATCACTACCTTGTAATTCCTCAAATACTTTGGTTGTTTGTATTTTCATATTTTCAATACCCCCTTTTTTTTCCTTTGGTTTTCAGGTAAAATTGTATTGCGTTCATATCACCCTTCTGTATTTGTGTAAGTAATTTGTTTTCCACATAATCAACAGAAAGTTCACCTACTTCATCTACCCTTGTTTTAAATTCCTTGTTGTTTAACCATTGGTTATAGTCAGCCCTGGTAACTTTCACTTTGGTAAGTGTTTTACTTACCACACCTAAATTTTCTGCTAGTTCCTGTAAGAATAGTTCTTGTATATCTGTTAGCATATTATTTCGGTTTTATATTCATTGCCCTTTTCTTTGCCCTTACTGTTGAAAGTTTTTGTATACGGGCAAGTTCCATTTCAAAGGGGTAACAATGTTTCATATTTTCCAATGTGTAATATACAATACTTGCCCTGTAAGGGTTTTTCTTTGTTTGGATAAGGGGCATTACCCCGTGTATTTCATTTTGCCCATCAAAGATGGAAAGCCAACCATCTTCCTGTGCTAACGCAAACCCGTATTCTGGAAACACCAATTCACCACCTACAATACCATCACGCAGGATAAGTACATTACTTAAGTTCCCCCTGAAATTACCTGTATCTGTATGGTATTTTATTGCGTGGTTTACATTTATGTTTGCTGTTGTAAATGGTGTATTTTCTTTTAGTTTGTATTCATCATTTACCTGTTGTTCTATAACTTCCAAATCGTGTTGAAATTGTTGTGGAAGGTACTGTTGGTATATTTCTGTAAGTTTGGGTAGGAAGTCAAACAACGCTGCGGTATTACCCTTTTCACTTTTGGTTTTTTCACTGAACCTACAATAGTCATTTCTTACCGCAATACGGGGTAATGAACCAAACACACTACTTTGTGTTGGTAGTGCTTTGTGGGTTCGGTAGGTTTTTACATATTTGGTGGTAAGTGATGCTTTCCTAATTTGTTCCAACATTTCTTTTTCCACCTTCATATATAACCCAACAGGTTTTCCATCTTTATAAAAAATGGTGTCTTCCTTTATTAGGGTTGTGTAATGTTCCTTTACAGGTTCCTGTTTTATTAGGTTTTTACAATCCCTTATTTTTACCAAATCTAACCTTTTCATTTTTCCATAAGTTTTAGTATAACCTGGTTGTTGTCTTCAACACCAAATTCCTCTTGTTTTTCCTCAAACCAACTAACTACCCTGTTGAAGGTATCACTATCAAATACAAGAAACAAACGCTTTATTTCAGCGTTCATAAATTTGTCTAACTTACTTGAAGCATCCAACCCTTCATATTGGTTATGGTTTGTTAGTGTGTCTTCGGTGTTGAACCCTACACCCCAATCATCAAGTGTATGTATTTCCCAATCAAGGTGTAGTTGTTCCCAATCCCACTCACCATAAGCAATATTATCCTTTATTACAAATTCCTTTTTCTGTTGTTCCGTTAGTTCTGTAACACTTACAACAGGTATGGTTTCATAACCCAATTCCTTCATTGCTTCCAAACGCATATTACCACCCAATACAATATTATTTTCATCTATAACTAGTGGGCGTAGTTCCAACATCTGCGGAAATTCCTGTATGCTTCTTTTCAGTTTTTCCATTTGGGTAATGGAAATGGTACGGGGGTTATTAGGGTTGGGGGTAATATCATTTACCCCCACCCACTTCAAGTTATTCATCTATTTGTGTTTTTACAATTTCAATGGTTATGGGTTGTTTGTCTATTCTTTCCCCTTGTGTTGTTACATCTACTTTGGTGCTTTCACTCCAATGTTGTGGAAACTTATTACGGACAATTAAACTCCATAACCTTGAATTGAACCCTACACCACCATCTTTTTCCATTGCCTTATGTGCCATATTATACCAATATTCCTCACATAATTTTTGATACTCTTGGACGGCTTCCAAATATTTGGTATTTCTTTTCATTAGGTTGTGATGGCTTTGCCAAGAAATACCCAATTCATTTAGGAAATGTGTAATGTGTTTTCCTGTTTTACCAGCATCTATAATGATGGTGTACCACTCAGGGTTTATTGTTGTTTCTAATGAAGGTCTACCCCTTCCACGCTTCTGTTCCATAACTTATTTTCTTTTATAATTGGTAAGGTATAAATTCCTTGCTTGTTTTATTTTTTCAACAGCATCTTCTTTTGAAGGTTGTTGTGATGAATTAGGGTATAAACTATTATATACAGTATATATTTCTAACCAGTCTAAATCTGTGTATTCCGTTGAAGGTTTCACACTTATTAGGGTATCATATATTTCCACTGCTAATTTCAAGTGTTCCTTACTTTTTAGGTTATTTATCTTTTGGGCTTTACCCTTTCCACAATTACACCCCATTTATTTCTTTTTCTAAATTTTTATACAGTTCACCCAATAGTGAAGCACTTTCATAGTCTTCTTGTGCTTCTGCGTGTACTTGTAGTAATTTTATTTTGTTGAATAGTATATCATATTCTATATCTAACATTTCCATATCCACCATTAACCCTAATTGTAATTGGTGTAATATATCTGCTTGTTCTTCCTTTGTTTTTTGGAACCACCCCCCACTTATTTGTTTGATATTCATACTCTATAAATATATCTATTCTACCCTAAATAAATATAATAAAAATATTTTTTTTTTCAATTATTTTCAAATAAAAAACCCCGTAGAAAATGGCAGTAAACTACGGGGTAAGGGTGGTTAGTATGGTATATATAGTAATTTCAAAAGTACCACCCCTTCAATTATAAATATACCCATTGGGTTAAAGAAAAAACCCAACAGCGTTGAAGTGGGCACTTTTTTCTGTTGGGTTCTAAAATGGGTGTATTATTTATACTCTAACAATATAAATGTTATATAATAAATATCAAGTTAAACTTAAAAATAATTTTATTATTTTTAATTCTATAACTTCTTATATGCTAGTTCTTATACGCTAGTTCTTTTCTTTTCCCTACCAAAGTGTTAGTAGAGGGTAAGTGCCCCCAGCCCCCCATACCTTTATAGTAT